TATTGGTTTTGAAGCAAAAACAGTAGAAGATGCAAAGAGGATGGCGATTGCCTTCGCAGATAGTGTTTCTTAAAAAGAAAAACCGCCAATTACTTGACGGACAAAACATTTAATGTTTTAGTTTTAGTTCTCTTTGACATAAGACGAAATAATAAGTATAATATTACATATGAATAAGAAGCTCAAAGAATTAAAGAAATTAGCAAGAAATAGGAAAAGGTCTGTGTGGTCTAGAAAGAAAACAAAAGAATGGACGTATTTTAAGCATACAGGATTAGAAAGATGACAAAAAGAAGAAAAGAACGATGGGTAAATTTCGGAGAGGGGAAGCATAATTTACTCATGAAAAAATATAGGAAGAAGCAGGAAGATGAGATGATAAGCTATAAAGAGAGATATAAACCTACAAAATGGGAAAGAGTTAAGATTAACATATTTAAGTCAGTAATGTTTGTAGCATTTATAGTTGAAAAAATTAAAAGGTTATTTAAAAAACATGAAGTATAAATATAAAATAGGAGATAAGGTAAAGTTTTATTCAATAAAGTCAAAAGAAATTAAATGCAAATGTTGTGGTCATATAGAGAAAAAATTTACAGACATTTTATTAACTGGGATAATTGAAAAAAGATATTATGACCTTGTAATTAGACCTCAAGAAATTGTTGGTGAATACGAATCTAAAATATTGAAAGATGGTTTAAAAGTTTATAGACCATATTTTTCAAAAATTAAACCAAATAATACAGAGCCTTGTTATAAAATATTAAGCAGGGGAATGATACATACATTAGATGAAAAATCATTAAAAACAAAAAACAAATGAAATTAGAAATACTTTGGAATCAATACAAACACTATTTAGAGTTGGTGATTGGATCAAGGACATTATTAGATAGCTTGGCTACCAAAAAAGATGAGACCACAACAACACTATCTTTTGAAAATGCACCAGGAGGAGTGTTTGAAAACGGACAAATAAAGATGGCTACTCCAAGGCTCCCTAGGACAGTAGGGGAAAGAAAGCAAGAGATAAAGAGTGATTTGTCTTTTTTAGAACCAAGACTAGAAGCTATAAAGGCCGAAATGATAAAGGAATTACAAAGAAAGGAATGATTAAAACAGCAAAATTCAAAGATTACTTAGAGAGTCGGCAAATAGAAAGTTTAATAAGATTAAGATTATTGAAGAGTAAATAACACGTGGTATATCATAGTAGCAATCGTTGGAATAATAATAGGTTTAGCAGGAGGGTTTGTAATTGGACTAATAGCTTTAGTAGCTTCAAAGGACTATATAGATAAAGAGTAAAACTATGATAGATATATTTTCAATATTTAAAAGAGACGAAAGATTATTCGGAACAAGAAGAAGTTCCGGATGGAGAAAGGTAAGGAAAGAATTTATAAAAGGAAAGGTATGTGCTGTGTGTGGAGGATCGAAAGATTTAGAGGTTCATCACATAGTGCCATTTAATATAAATCCGGCAAGAGAATTAGATCCTAAGAACTTAATAGTTTTATGTGATAACAAGAAGAACGGAGTAAGATGTCATTTATGGTTCGGGCATTTAGGAAATTACATGCTAACAAACAGAACAGTAAGAAGAGATGCTAAGAGATGGAATATTAAGATAGAGAGAGCAAAGTCGAAGTAGATGATAGTGGTAAGTTTTACAATTTAGCAAACAAAAAAGGCCGGGAAGAATTTAAAATAGACCATAAGAATTTATACAATGATTTATATGGTAAAAGCAAAAGCAAAAATTAAAAAAGTAAAAAAGAATAAAGGAGCATTTTCTTTTAAAGGATTAGATGGGAAGAAATATAGAGTTTCCCAGAAAGAGAGATTGTTTTGTATATCCTTTTTAGAATTTAAAGGGAATGGAACAGAAGCAGCTTTTGAGCATTATGAGTGCAAGAGTTCTTTAGTGGCAGCTTCTATCGCATATGAGAACTTGAGAAAACCTCATATTATAGCATATATAGATTTAAAGTTAGAGGAATATGGATTTAATGATGATAGTGTAGGAAAACAACATTTATTTACACTTAATCAGTTCGCAGATTTAAAATCAAAGAATAAGGCAATAGATATGTATTACAAACTAAAGGGAAAATATGCTCCAGAGAAAGTTGAACATGAGGGAGAGCTTTCAATAATAAAATTATACGAAAGAACAAAGAAGAATGACTGAAGAAGAGAAAATATTAAAATACTTTAAAGAATTTCAACAAAGCCCGATTCTTTTTATTAATGCGATGTGGGGACTTATTCCTCAACCATTAAAAGAGGAACATAAAGGGAAAGAAAAGATACTTGGATTGAAAGAATTTAAAGTAGATTGGTTTGAACGATTTGAAAAAGGAAAACATATTACTTGGCAACAATGGTTAATACTTTTAGCAGTAGAGAAATCATTAAGGGGAGCAGCACCAAAGCGAGTTTCAATTAAGTCTGGCCATGGAACAGGGAAAGATACCACGTTGTCTTGGTTGATATTGTGGTATTTGTTTTGTTTTCCGCATTCACAAATACCATGCACAGCGCCAACATCAGAACAGATACATGATATTTTATGGAAAGAGATTAAACTTTGGCTAGATAGAATGCCAGATGGCTGGGATAAGAAATATGAATGGACAACTGGATATCTAAGAATGAAAGAAAGTCCTGAAACATGGTTCGCAAGAGCGGCTAGAAAAGAGAATCCAGAAGCATTAGCTGGAGTTCATGGAGACTTTGTATTCATAGCAGTAGATGAGGCTTCAGGTGTGCCAAACGAAATATTCAAACCGGCAGAAGGATCCTTAACCAATGAGAATGTTTTGGTGATGTTAATAGGGAATCCAAGAAGACTGATAGGATACTTTTATGATTCACATCATGGAGATAAGTTTAATTGGCAATGTCTTACATTTAATTCAGCAGATAGTCCAATTGTAGAGCCAGGATTCATTCAAAGAATAATAGATAAATATGGAATAGATAGTGATGAATACGCATATATGGTGGCAGGAATATTCCCCAAAGAAGATGCGGTAGATGAAAAAGGATATGCTCCATTGTTAGTAGAGGCAGATATAAAAACAACAACAGATAGTGTGTTTGTCGGAAAGGTAAGATTAGGCATAGATCCATCGGGAGCCGGGGACAATGAAACATCTTGGGTTGCTAGAGATAATTACAAGCAGAAAGTAATGGTAAAAGAAAAGAGTAGCACAGGAAAGAGTATAGCTGAAAAGACAATTATTCTGGCAGAGTTATTGAAGATTGATAAATCACAAGCCAAGAAACAAATAACAATAGATTCATTTGGAGAAGGAGTCTATGCCGTGAAAGAATTAGCATTAGCCGGGTGGGATATAAATGCAGTAAATGTTGGAGAGCCGCCAGTATTAGACGATGATAAGAAAGCATACATGAATAAAAAAGCTATGGCTTATGACAGATTAAAGAAGTGGTTGAGGGCCAAAGGAGAATTGATAGACCATGAAGACTGGAAACCTCAATTACTTTGTCAAAGATATAGAAGAGAGTTAAATGGAAAGATGAAAATGATGTCAAAAGAAGATTTAAGAAAAGAAGGATTCCAATCACCAGACACAGTAGAAGCATCAATGCTTACTTTTGTAGAAGCGGAAATAGTAGAAAAGAAACCATACAAACAAAAGAAATATGAATCATCATCAGAGTTTGAAGGACAATAATTAAAGAATACAAAAAGCACAATGTCAAGAAAGCAAAAATACTTAGTTCAATGTAAGACCTGTGGAAAACTTTTATTTAAAACAGAAATGGTTGTAGTCTCAGGAATAGAAATAATGTGTTTTAAGTGTAAAAAGGTTAAGTTTTTACCAGAAGATGCAGTAATAACATTGGATCATAGTAAGCATGTTGACAAGAGTTCTTAATATAGTGTAGAATAATACAAGCTGGAGATTACGATCAAGCGGCCGAGGATACGTCCCAAACGCTTTGTTAATAATATTAGATTGTTAATAAAGTTTTTGGGATTTTCTTTTAGATGAAACATATAGAAACAACACTAGCAGATATATTAACCCAACTGGCAATTGGGCAAGTTAAAGTTGGATACGAATACAAGAGAAATAGGATGAAACAAATTCAGAAGAGTGAGGAGTTTTATTATGGACGAAAGATTAAAGTTCCAACAGGAAGATTCGGAGTGCCTTTGCCAACGATGTCAGGATTTGTAGATACTTTAATGTCAAAGATAGACGATCCTCCAAATATAAAGTTTGGATATACTGATTTAGCAGACTTAAAGTTATCAACTAAAATAACGTCAGCAATTTCAAAAGATAGCTCATCAACAATAGGAAGATGGGGAATGAAAGATAGATGGCAAAAGAAACTAGCTTGTTTTTCAGGTAGAGGAATTACTAAATACTACGCAGAGTCAGATCCTAAATACAAATCAAACTGGGATGTGGTAGATCATGAAGACTTTATATGTGAACCAGGAGGAGGAGGATATTTAGAGAATCATATGTTCTTAGGTCAAGATAATATCTTTAGAACAGAGACAAAATTAAAAGAGAATGCGGAGGCAGGAATTTATGATAAAACTCAAGTAGCAGAGTTGATTGCTAATGCAAGTTCATCTGATCACAAAAAGAATGATAATTTATGGCAGCAAAAGAATGAAAGGTTAAAGAAAATGGGATTGAATGTTGATGATAATACCTATGTAGGACAACAAATGTATAGATTAGTTGAATGGGGAATGGAATATGAAGGTAAGAGATACTATCTTTTATTTGATTATTTAACAGGAGTTTGGGTTAGAGCGCATGAATTAAAAGAAGTATTTGAATCAAATCTATGGCCATGGGAGTCATGGGCTACACATGAGGATCCATTTATCTTTTGGTCTAAGGCACCATGTGATGATGTTTTACCAATAGCAGATGCAATAGATGTTCTTTTTAATCAGGCTTTAGATAATAGAAACAAGAAAAACATGGGTCAGAGAGCATATGACTCTGAAATGTTCCCAGATCCATCAGAACTTGAATGGAGACCAAATGGATTAGTTAGAGTTGAAAGAAAGGAAGGTCAATCTATAGCGGCTGGAGTATATGAATTTAAAACAGAAGATATACAAGGAACGATTGAAATGGTTGGCTTTATGGATAACTACTTAGGAAGGAAGACTGGGATAACACCTGAAACAGAAGGAGTGGCAGATAGAGACCAAAAGGTGGGGATATACTTTGGAAGTCTACAGCAAGTAGCGGATAGACTAGGACTTTACAACAAATCATATAATCAGTTCTGGGAAGAGTTAGGTTTAAGATATGCATGGGGAGCAAAAGAACATTTAACAGAAGATGAGTTAATGGGGATGATAGGAGAGGATGCTATCGGTTGGGATAAAGAAAAAGAAAAAGCACCAAACCTTAGCTTAACTGTAACAGGAAGCTCTGCAGAACTAGAAGCCAATGAATCATTATCAGCTAAAAGAGCGGACGCATTAATGATGATTGGGAAGGATCCAGAATTAATACAGATAGCTAATCCATGGTGGAGACTGCAGGAAATCTTGAAACATGGGTCATATGAAGATGATCAGATAAAGATAGCAATGAGTAGAGATGAAATTGGAAACATAGAATTATTATCGGAAGCCTCACAGGCTATTCAAGATATTATTAAAGGAGAGAGAGTTAAATTGAATAGAAGTGCCAATACATCATACATGCAGACAATACTAGATTATGCTACTGATCACGATGAACTTACAGAAGAAAAGTATTTAGAATTAACAAATTTTGCATATGCTCATTCTGAAATAGTTGCCGAGAATGCTAAAAGAAAATCAATGTTTATGAACGCTGGAGCAAATCAACAGAAAGCAGAAGCCCCTATATCTCAACAAGGGCAAGGAATACCAGGACAACCAGGAGGAGGTAATCCTATTCCAGGGACACCAGGAGGCACACAAGGTAGGAGCTTAGATAATAGCAATGCATTACAAGGAGCAACTGCTCCAATAGTATGATTGACCAAGCTAAACTATTTAAGAAATTAGAAGCATATAAAGCAGAATTAACTTGGCAACAAGACAAAAGAGGAGTTGATGAATGGAAATCAGAGCTTATTGGAAAGATAGCAAGATCAGAGATAGCTAAAATGGGTGATATAAAAGAGCTTTTATTGCAGTTGAAGTCTAAAGTATTGAAATGTGATTTTGTGCTAAAGAACGATAGAACTTTAAATACAGAGGAAAGAGAACAAATGTTTATTAGGAGAGATGAGCAAAAATGGTTGATTTCATTTTTTACAAGTTCAGAAGAAGAAGTTGACGGTGCATTAGATAAAGTTGAAAGAGAATTAAAGAATTTAAAGTAATGGAAAATAAAGCATTAGAATACTTCAAAGAAAAGCTAAAAGACATTAAAGATGAAAAAGAAAAAGTAACGATAGCTAGTGCAGTAGCATTTGCAAAAGAGAACAAGAATTGCTTGATAATGATATGTGATGTCAGATCAGATGACATGGTGGCAGCTTATAAGGATAAGTTTATGGCAGCTAGAATAATGAAAGAGATGCCAATCATACCGATTAAAACAAAAACAGGATTAGTCAAGGAAATATTATTAGGACATGGGAAGACAAAAAAAAGAGAAAACGATATTAATCAATTTACGAGTTTCTTAAAAGAGTTTTTATGGCAAGTGTCAGATAAGATAGGAACGCCATTAGAAAACGCAATGAAACAACGTAAGGAATTAGATGAAAGGTCGGAGAATAAGTCAATCAAACAATAATTTTATGGCAAAAGCAAAAAGTAAAGTTAAAGAGGTAGATGAAGTTGGAGAGGAAACTCCTGCTAAAGAACCAAAAGGAAAGTATTATGACGTTCTAGATGTTAATGGAGATTTACTAAATATATATTCAGATAAGAAAGTAGCAGATGAGTTTGCTAAAAAGAATATAAATAGAAAGGTTGTAGTCTCTCCGCCTAGTAGAAAGAGAGAAGATGTAAGAGATGCTGGTTTAGCAAAACAACAAAAGAGATTAGAGCAATTGGTAAACAACGCAGATGTTTTAGATAAGTTTTAATTATTAATTGATGTTTGAGAGACCATCGTTAAAAATACTCCTATAATAAGAACCTTGTTGCGAGTTCGCAAGTAAAATAGAACCTAAAATATATGACTGAAGAAGTCAAAAAAGAGGAGAGTCAGGAAACTCCCAATGAAGAAACTCCTGAAAATGAGGATACTACAACAGAGGAAACTCCAGTTGAAGATCCCAAAACACCAGAAAAAATAGAGGAAGACGCTGGTGATGAGGAAACTCCTGAAAGGGAGAATCTTAATAAAGAAAAGCCAGAGGGAGAATCCGAGGACGATGAAGAATCCAAGGAAACCAAAGGCAAATTTGAAAGAACTCCTCGAATGATGGAAGTGTATAAACACAAGATCGCTGAAAATAAGTGGGGGACAGAAAGGAAAGGATTTGAAACCACAATAGCAGATCTCTCTAATCAACTTAAAAGGAAAGCTAGTCCTGAAAGAGCGGAAGCTGTTAAGGACTTAATCGAAAAATCAGGTTTAGAACCTGAAGTAGTAGAAAGCTTTATGAAAGTTGCTGAGATGGGGAACACTATACTTCAAAAAGAAGTAGAAGGCCTCAAGGCTCAAATTAAAGAGAATAGTGAAAAGACTATGTGGGTAGAGCAGGATAAGAGGTTTGAGCAAGATTTTGAAAAAAGTATTGCTCCAATTCTTAAATCTGAAAACATTCCTTCTGAAAATATTCCTCGCTTGAAAAAACTTCTAAAGACTTACGCTTTTACTGAAGATTTTGCTAAGTCTCCATTATCTGTAGTCTATCGAGGGATTGAGGATTTCAAACAGTTCCTACCAAGTTCCAAAAAGAAATCCGGTGAATCCGCTAGAGGTGGATTGAGAGGTGAAGAGACTACCAAAAGTATACTAGAGATGACTCCAAAAGAGTTTGATGAGTATATCTCTAGAGAAGGTAAGGCTGAAGGAGGAATGGATTTAAGGCGAGACGGTCGTTCCATCAAAGAATAATTAGCTTAATTATTTACTTTTATGGCACAAGATGTATCAGCAAGTTTTGAAGAACGATGGTCTAAGCGAATTCAATTAATGAGAGAGCCAGAATCTACTTTTCAAATAATGGCAAATTATGAGGAAAGAAGTAATCTGGAACATGGGGATGTGGTTCACAGACCTTATGCTACAGCTCTTTATGCTGAAGATTTAGCTAGCACAGGTGCATATACAAGACAAGAATTAAATACTACCGATGAATCTCTAACTGTTAATGTAAAGAAGGAAACTTCTTTCTTTAGGCAAGAATATGAGAAGATTCAGGCAAGTGTTAATTTCACAGAGTCATTTTCTAAAAATGCAGGTGATGTTTTGTTAAATGCAATTGACGGTGATGTTCTTGGTGAATATGACCAAGCTGACTCAACTATTGGAGCTTACGAGGTTGCCGGTTCAGGATCTGCAGGAGACGGAATTGGATTTACCTTGTCTACTTCTAATGTTTTGAAAGTCTTTACAATGGCTAAAAGGAAGTTGAATAGACTTAACGTTCCACAGAAAAACAGATGGGGAATCATTTCTGGGGAATTCGAAGATCTTTTACTTCAGTATTTATCAGGTAAAGATTCAGTATTAGGAGACACTACTGGCAAGAACGGGCATATTGGAAAGTATATGGGTTTCAATCTATATCTTTCTAACGCTTTAGGTTGGTCAGGCAGATTGGAATTCTCAGCAGTCCCAGGTGAAGATGACACTGTTGTAATCAATGGCGTGACATTTACTTGGAATGCAACAATGGCATCTGGTGAAGGTAGTATGAATATCGAAGATAGTGCAGCTCATACCTGCGATAACTTCGTAGCAGCTATCAACGCTCCAGATACTAGTATTGATGAAGCTGGGTCAGGTGGATTTGTAGCTTTTTCTACAACTACATACTTGAAAGCACTTTCCAATATCGTAGCAACTGACGGAGAATCTTACATTACTATTAAAGCTGAAGGTAAAGGATGGGTTGCAGTTTCTGAAACATTAGATACTGCGGATGATATCTGGACTACTGCAAAGCAGAATCAGCACAATCTATTTGGTCAAGGAAAACCTGTTGACTTAATCATTCAAAAATATCCAAGCGTAGAACTTCAAGTTCGAAGCGGATATGTTGGAAGAGATTTTGTCACATGGCAATTACATGGTCTTAAAACCTTTGACGAGGGTGATGCACAGATGGTTGACGTAATGATTAGAACAGACGCAATTACTTAGTGGAAATTAAATCAAACAGAGGGAATGCCACTTGTTATGGTTAGCTACTTAGTAGCCATTCTCTCTGGGAGATTTAAGAAAATAATAATTCAATAACAAGCAAAAATGGCAAATATATTAAAATTGATAGCTGGGGGAGTAATAATCCTAGTTGTCGGAATCTATATTGGCGGAGCTAGTAGCCCAACTAATATAGGTGGATCCATTTACAATCGATTAATATCGTTTGATGCAGGAATTGCTGTAAATGGAACAGAGATAATTGATAGTGATGGTAATTGGGATGGAGCCATAACAGGTTCATCTGCAACACTATCTACTACATTAGCTGTTACAGGAGAAACAAGTCTTAATTCATTGATTCAAGGTGGATCTCATACTGCAGATACAAATACAGCTAGTAGCACTACTAAAACATATACTGCAGCTGATATTTGTGATAATTCAGTTCTTAGTTGGACAGCGGATTGGGCAGCTGGTATAGCATCAACAACTCTACCAGCAGAAAGCTGTTTAATTGCAGACTGTATGCCAAATATAGGTGATACTAAAACGATTTTGTTTAGGAATACAGCAGGATCAGCAGGAACAACAACAGAAATCGTTGCAGGAACTGATATGACTGTAATGTATCCTTCAGGAGGAAATGTAGTTATTGCAGGAGGAGATGGAGCTTTAATCACATTAATAAGATTAGCAGCTAGTTCAACAGTCGCTATCGTTCAAGAAATGGACTAACTTAATAATTAAACAATGAATAAAATCTTAAATATAGTTTTGGTTATAGTTCTGATATTATTTGGTATAGTCGCATGGAAAATGATATCCCAAGAAAATGCTACTTCGTTTGGTTATTCTGGATATAACGACTTGGGATATGACGGTGTGACTAATACTGTTGTAACTTCTTCAGCCGCAGTTGATGCTGATGCTGGAGATAATACTATTCTCAATGCTAATGCGGCAAGGAAATATGCAAGACTTCAAAATATAGGAACAACCTTAGTAACACTTCAATTAGATTCAGCTACATCAACATTGGCCGTAACTAAAGGGATATTATTAGCTACAACAGGAGCAGCTAGTGTTTATAAAATAGGTCCTGACAATCTTTATATCGGAGCAATCATGGGATTAGCATCAGGAACAACAGGAACAATATCAGTGGTAGAAAAATAAACCAAAATTACAATGCAATATAGCCCAGGAGAATATATTGCCTTAACTAGGCAATTAGAAGATCCTACAGATTCAACGACTCGATATGTGCAAGCATATGTCTATAAATATAAAGGCGGTGGAGTTGGCGTGCTTTTAGCTACTTTAGAATTAGTTGATAAAGGGAGTCAGCGTTTTGAATATTTATATCAAACACCACAGGATTCGGATCCTTACTCTTTGAATATAATTATTAAAGTCTTTAGTGATTCTGGATATACTGCCGAAAGCACTCGTTATGAGAGAACCTATCAAACCTATTTAATAGCTGAAAGATGGGGTCTTATGTATGGAGGAGGTGGGGGAGGAGGATCTGACATTAGTTATGATAAGGTCCGTAAAATAGTAAAAGAGGAAATTGAGAAAATCCCTAAACAAATCCAGAAAGAAGTTAACTTTAATCCTATTTTAGATGCTGTCGATGAGTTAGATAAAAATATTAGTTATTTCTTCAAAACATTTAAAATACCTGAACCTGAAAAAATAGATTTAGAGCCGATAGTAAGAGCAATAGATAATACTAAGAAAGAGATAAAGAACATTAAAATACCGGAGTCAGAAAAAGTCAACTTGTCGCCAATTTTAAGTGGGTTGGATGACATTGAAAGAAAGCTTATTAGCAAGAATGATAATCAGACAGATGAAATAAATAATCAATTTAAGGAAAACGTTGAAAAAGGATTTAAAGAAATAAAAGAGGAGATTAAGAATGTCAGTTTTGTGACATTGAAAGCAGATATACCAGAAAAGAAAGAGCAATCTAAGCGAAGAATATTTGTATGAAAAAAACAATCCTTATTTATTTAATAGCAACGCTTATTCTTGCGAGTGGATCATATTTTATTGGGAAAACATTCGCTATCAATCAAGCTTTTGGTGGAGTATTGCCTCCTTTTTATGTGGACTCAAGCGATGAACTTAATTTAAGGCAAGAGATTTTAAGCATAGGAGATGTTCTAATAGCTTCCACTACGAGTCAATTTTATAAATTAGCTACCGGAACTGATGGACAAGTTTTAAAAATAACAAGTGGAATACCAGCTTGGGCTGATGATTCTACCGGTGCTGGTGGAGGAGCATGGTCAACTTCTACTGATTTAATTTATACAGAAGATATAGTTTTAATTGGAGGAGCAGCAACAACTTCGGATGGTTATGCGTTAGAAATTATAGGGAATGTTTTGGGAGATGGGATGACTCTTTCAGGCACACTTAATTATGCTTCCACCACTAACTGGGATACAGCGTATGGTCTAGTTAATGCTTCAAGCACAGCATGGGATGATACTTATTATATTTTAAATGCCTCAAGCACTGCATGGGACGATTCGTATGCTATGCTCACTGCGAGTTCAAGTAACTGGGAGGATACTTATGGTATTGTCACTGCTTCAAGCACTAATTGGGATACTGCCTACGGTTGGGGAGATTGGTCAGGAGAGGGGTTTTGGAATGCCTTGTCAGATATGGACTTAACACAGGGAGAAATTTATATGGGTGATGCTTCTAATAATCCATCTTCAACAGCAGATATTTTTATAGACACTAATGGGTATATAGGAATTGGAACTACCACTCCAACTTCAACACTTCAAGTTTATGGACAAACAAGAATCGGACCAGCAGAGTTGGTTGGTGCTAATGCAGGTTTTTTCAATGTTGAATTAAGAGGAGATGAACCTTATACTCAAGCTATTAAAATGATTGCTGATAGAGATGGACAAGCCGTTTTATTTGGATTTAACGGAACAGCGGTAGGAGCTAATACTAAAAATGTAGGATTATATGGTTGGGCTAGTGAAGCTACGACTAATTTAGGAATTTGGATAGATAGTGGTGATGCTCTCTTTGATGAAAGTTTGACTGTTGTAGGGACTTCTACTTTATCGGGGAATTTAATTATAGATACTGATTGGACTGGTCTTTTAAGAGTAGATGATGGAGTAGTTTCTACTACAACTTCTGCCGGAGCAGGAACAGTTACATCAGTAGATATGAGTGTTCCTACTGAATTAACTATTGCTGGAAATCCAATTACTGACGTTGGAACATTAGCTTTAACTATAACCGATGGATATGTAATACCTTCAACTGCTTCTTCTTCTAACTGGGAAAGCACATATTTTGATTCAAATGCTTCAAGTAGTGCATGGGATGATGCATGGGCCATGTTAAATGCTTCCAGCAGCAATTGGGAGGATACTTATTTTATAATGAACGCAAGTTCCAGTAATTGGGATACTGCTTATGCAGGTATTAACGCCAGTTCATCCAATTGGGAAGATACGTATATCACTGTTAATGCATCAAGTTCAGCTTGGGATGACACATACGCTATTGTTAACGCATCCTCTTCTGCTTGGGATACCGCATATAGCTGGGGTGATTGGAGCGAAGAAGGGTTTATTACGAGCGGAGATGTGCCAACTTATGAAGAAGATCCTATCTGGGTTGCTTCAAGCTCTGATTACTATCTCTCATCTACTATAGATACTAACTTTTTGGCAACTGGAACTGCTGCTTCAACCTATTTTACTATAGCTGGCGCTGATGCCTCAAATACAGCTTGGCTTGTTGATACCGATAGCTGGCCTGCTTCAAGTTCGGAGTATTATACATCATTAGAAATAGACGCATTTGGATATTTAACTTCGGAGTCTGACCCAATTTGGGTTGCTTCTTCAACTGATTATTATAATAAAACTCAAATAGATGCCTCTACTACTGAATGGTTGGTGGATGATGACACAACTTATTCGGCTGGGACTGGATTAAGTTTAGATGGAACTGAATTTAATTGGAGTTCAGCAGGTTTAACTTGGGCCGGAAATGCTATTACCAATGCTTATATCGCTTCTTCAACCGAGTTTTTAGTGGATACAAATACAGATATTTATTGGACAGGAACAGCTGATAATCTTGTAGCCGCTACGGGCAGGACTTCTCTTGAACTGGGGGATTCTGCGGTTTTGGCTTCAAGCACTTGGGTAAAAACAGAAACCGACCCAGTATGGACTATTGATAAATCAGGATACCTGACTACCTCTACAGCAGT